AAACTACCTATCTCTCCAAGTCCATATACTTTCCACCAATTAGCCCAATATGTAGATGTCTTTGCTTTTACTTTAGCTTTCTCTATTTCTTTTACTATTGATTCAGGTAAGCTGTTATTGTCTTTGTATGTTAGCGTAAGGAAGTCTGTATCTTCTTGGCCTATCAATTCTTTATCTACCCAAAACAAATTAGTAGGATTGTAGTCAAGCCATATATTACCTGATGTTCTAACTGCTAATTGTTGGTATGCTTCAAAGCTAATGTTGTTACACTCATTAATAAATAAGTCTGTTCTCCTCGCACCTCTTAGTTTATCAGGCTGGTCTGTGCTAAAGAACTCTATATAGCTATAGTTGCTAAATTCGTATTTTAAGATACTTCTATTGAACTTTCTCTCATCATACCTGTTCAAGGCCTTCATTATGTTTAGAAAGTCTTTTAAAGCACCTCTACGCAAGTGTGGTACTGATTCTGCTACTACACTTATTTCTTTATGTGAGTTTCTACAAGCATAGTCTATAAGTATCAATAAGACTGCTATTGTTTTACCAGCAGAACTTCCACCCCTAATTATTCTTGTTCTTTGATTTAGTGATCTGAGTTTTTTAAGAGCTGTAGTCTTAGTAAACATTAATCTATAAATATTGGTTGGTCATCGTTGATATGAATGTCTTTTGTTTCCTTAGGCCTACCAACATAGTAATTATAGTAAAGCTGTACATATTTATAGTCTTTTTTTTCTAATCCCTCTTTCAAAGCTCTATAAGCTAAAGGCTCTAATGGTTTTAGTTTTTCTATAAGTTGTATCTCTTCTGACTTTGGTTTTCTACCAGCTCTGCCTTTTGTTGAGTGTCCTCCATTGTTTTTTCTACCATCCATAGAATTAATATAATTTAATTAATTAATCTTTTGTATATCTATATATCGAAAAATTTAATTAATTTTTAAAATAATTTATTTTGTTCTATTTTGTTATGGTTTATAATCCCTAATGCTTTGTTTAATATATGTAAACCTAATTCAGCATTACACTTGTTCCTTTCTTCTAATGGTTTTTTACAAGCAAGGTTTCCTTTTGTGTCTTTGTTATTCCAATATTTGCTATACTTTGAATCTTTGTGCATCATATTTCCAACGTCATTTTTTGGTAAATTTATTTTTGGTATAACAAAATTTGCCCACAAGTAATGTCTTCCTATGTGCTGTGGTTTTATTAATGGATCATAATAGCTCTTTACATTTTCTACACAATACTTACCTTTATAAAAATGTTGTAAAAAAATTATTTCTTCATATAATTTCATTGATGGATAAACTGGTATTTTTCTTATGTGTTGTGTAAAGTAATTTGTTTTGCTGTGTGTTGGACAAGGTGGAGAACTCCATATAAAATCAAACTCTTTATAATTGTGTAATAAATATTCGTGTGCATCTGTAACTACAACTTCATCTTTAGGATATAGTTTTTCATATTTACTAGCTATATCTTCGTTATGCTCTACTGCTGTAATTTGATATTTGTTTCCCCATAATTCTCTATTACCACCAATGCCTGAATATAAATTAAGAATTTTCATTAATTAATTCTTTTTGTTCTAGCTCATCTATGATGTTTACTATTTTGTTTATGTTTTCATTATTAAGATGATTAGCCTTTAATTTGACAAACTCCCTTTTTGATTTGTTGTTTACACCTTTGTTTGATTTTGTTAGCTGTGTAAGCCACTCTCCTATTTTTCTATTGTATTGTACATTCGTTTCAAATGTATTTACTGCGTGTAGTACAGATGAATGACTTGATGTCTTTCCTTGTGATTTAAAGAACTCTGCTATTTCTTGTAGTTTCATCTTTTCATACTTGTATAGTACCCAAGCTAGTAAAGATCGTACCTCTACTATCTCTATCTTTCTTGTGTTTTCAAATACATCTAACTTTGTTATCTTTTTTATTCTGTTTGCTATCTTAATTGCTTTATTCATATAAATAATCTTTTTTGTTGTTTATGTATATTAATTCGTTTCTGTGCAGCTTCAAAGTATTCTTTGTCTATTTCGTACCCTGTCAAATCATATCCAAGATTATGACAAGCTATTGCTATTGAGCCACTACCTAAATGTGTATCAAGTATTGTATCGCCCTCTTTAGCATATTTCATAAGCAACCACTCGTATAGCTGTATAGGTTTTTCAGTAGGGTGTATTCTTTTTTGTTTCATCTTCATATTTTGTTGTAGCATTCCATTCCACCTCCATTTAAAATTTCTAACAGATGTTTTAAAACTTGTGTAAGCTAACTCACTATCTGCAAAATTACCTGAATTATCTTTATCCCATACTATCCAACAAGAACTGTTTGCATTAGGTTTATTTGATTTCTACTTACTCTTTTAAGTTGTATAAAAAATTCTTTGTCAGGATGCTTACTATCCCATTCTTTTGCACCATAGTCAGTTGATGCTACAGCTTGTATTCTTTTACCATTTTTGCCAAAAGGTTTGTCTCCACCTAATTTACCTCTTTTAGCTATATTAATACCATAAGGGGGATCAACAATAGCTAAGTCAAATTGATTGTCTGACATATCTTTCATTGCTTTCATACAGTCTTTGTTATAAATGTTTATCAAAGTATTCCCTCTATTATATAATTGTCTAAATCGTGGCCTTGTATAAAAAAGTTTTCAAATATTGTTAAGGCCTCTTGTGTTTTTCTTTTACCCTCCAAATAAAACTCCTCACTACATTTCCATACACCAATGTCTAAACTACCTTTGTCAATTACTAAGAATGTAAAATCCTCATAAGACTTATTATACAACTGACAGTATAAATAACATTGTACATCATAAGAGTATTTCTTAGCTGAGTATGGAAAACCTTTTATGTCTGTTGTAGTCTTTATATCTACGATACCTTTACTACTTAACACATCTGCTTTACCTCTAAATGGAAATCCTTGTATCGTATCTATTGCTGGTACTTCAAACTCGCAGTCTGTTATATATCTAAGAGCTTGTTCGTTCTTTAAAAAAGCATCTGCGATTTTCTCTGCGTTTTCTTTCTCTGATCTTGTATATACTAATCCGTACTTTTCCTTTGCCTCTTTATATGCCTTTGAGTTTTTACTTGCAACATTTACAAATATTTGTTCCTGAAATTTATCAGGCTCAAGTATTGACAGATGTATTAGCCTACCATCTCTTAATGGTTGTGTTTCTTTACTACCATACTTTGTAACATACTTATATGTTTTTGGACTTGATAGCAGTAATTTTAAAGACGAGCTGCTTAGTACAAGCTGTGATAACTCTCCATAGTAGAAATCATCATCTACCATTTTTTTTAACAAGTCTTGCTTGTTGTACTCGTTTCCGTCTAAAAGTTGTATCATTATCATAATTTTGTTTTATTAGTTTTGTTTCTATAGTATTTGTGTATTTGTGCATTTCAGTAAGGCACTTAATGTAATTACCTATCTCTTTCTTTCTTGTATCATTTGCTTTTTCAAAAGCAGATGTCATAGCCTGACCTAAGTAATTAAAAGATGCCTCGTACTTTTGTTTTGCTTTTATGTCCATTGTTCTAACATCAAAAGTAAACACAAACAAATTAGAAATGCTATAAATGCAAACTTTAAGGTCTGATAAGTAACCTCGTCTTTCTTTGGGTTTCTACCTTGATTACTTCGATACTGTCTTTGTTTTTTCATTTTTATATATTTTATATTACTTTCTTTTTTTACATAACCTATTTCATAAAAATAGTTGTCATTCAGATATGCGAGATAATTCTTTTTTTTTGATTTCATATCCGAGTTCTGTTAGTATTGATTTATGTTTTTCTATGTACTTTAGTACCTCTTGTTCTTTTTGTATTTTATGCCTACAGTAGGCCATTACTTGATTCTCTATTGGATTGTGATTGTTTTTTGCCATAGTTTTATTTTTATAGTTTATCCTGGTATTCATTAATTATGTATTCATCTATTTGGTCTGCTAAATTTTTTGGTAGATTTTCATAAGCAAGTGCTTCCATATCTTTGTTATCGTCAAGCGATTCTAAAAATTGTTTTCTTTTTCTAACAAACCAAACATTGATAGACCAGTCTATTATATGTACTTTATTTCTTAATTTGCTCATTTTGTTTTTTTTTACAATATAGTGAAAATAATTAACAATATGCAATAACTATACCTTATGTACAATACTTGCCATATCCTCTGTGAGTAGATATACCTTTTTGAGTAGCTTTTTTTTTGTCCATAGTGTAGTGTCAGGACAGTATAATTCTTTAACAGGTGGCATTTCTAAGTAGTTAATCCAATATAGATACGTTCCTTTAGGGTCAGATACAAAGTAAAGCTTGACGATCTCACTATTCATCTCCATCAGCTTATCATACTTATACTTTTCGAGTAGTTTGTCTTTGTAGTATTTGTTTCTGAACTTCATCTCCATAACGCACTCGTGGCCTTTTGGTGTCAGGCCTGATGCGTCATAGTGTTCAAACTTCCCCTCACTCCATTTGAGATTCCAACCCTCAAACTCATTAAGAAAATTTACTACAATTCTTTCGAATTTATTTATAGTCTCTATACCCATTCTCGTAGATAGTATTAAGATCACTTATCCAATTATTCCAATGTCTTGGGGTACAAGAGCAGGGTATATAATATGAGTGCATAAAATACTTGCTGTGTAAAGATGCTATTAGCTCTTGTTCCTGTTTATTGATACTACTACTTTTTACAGATTTAAATTCTGTCCAAGAATCGTATTCTTTTTTATTTAGTTTTATCCATTTCTTGTCTGCCATTTCTTGAGATTTGATTTAAGATATTTTTTCTATTTTCACAGCCACAGTCTTCGTAGCCTAACTTATTTGCTATCCAGGTTGCTATGGTCTTACCTTTTCCAAATGTAATGATGTTTATTATATATTCTAATTTGTCTCCTAATTTCATTTTCGTATTATAATTATGATGCTGGGTCTCATTGCACTATTTTTAACTTGACCTGTATGATCTAAAAATTTAAGTCTTCCTTTTATAAATCTAATTTCTGCTTTTTTATAACAATAATCGTGAAACCATTGAGTATCTGTATTTGCAAAAGTTAAAAAAACACAAACGTCTGCATTACCAATTTCTAATTCTTGATGTGCTTTTTGTAAAAAACCTTTAACATTACTATAAGGTGGATTGACAAAATTTCTTTTACCCCATTTACATTCTAAACCGTTAAATGTAGAGTTAAGAGGACAAGGGTCAAAATCAAATTTGAATTCTTGGTTGAGTTCATCGTACAACCATTTTGGAGTCTGCCAATTATCAGTTTTTTTACTTTGAAACAATTTTATTTGTTGTTGATTCATATTAGTTCTTTTAGTTTTGATTTTACTTTTGTATATGTATTGTACAAGCTGTAGTATGATATGTCTGTCTTTCTTGATAGTTCACTTATACTTATTCCTTGTCTCTCGATAATTTCATACACAGTCCTATCATACCAAAATATTTGCTTGAGTGCTTTTTGTATTTTCTCATAAGTCTCAACATAGTTTACCTCGTTGGTTTCAGATATTTGTAAACCCTCTAGATCTGTAAAAGTATATCTAAGTTTTTTTCTCATCAAATCAACATACAAGCCTCTGAGTATTCTAAAACAATAATAGTAATTTATATCATCACCATAGCTAAAATCTACACCTTTTTGTGTATTGCGAATCAAGAGAACATACATCTCCTGAACTATATCTTGTACCTCAGTCTCTCTAAGACCTCCGAAAGACCTAGTGATGTCTAACCACTTTGTATGTCTATCGTATGCCTTTTCTACTTGAGTTTTCAAAATAATCTTTTTTGTGCT